GCCGGAATATTTCATCAGCAGCGTTGTGACGGAGATTGATGGTCCGAATGTCCGGATGATCTGCGGAATCAAACGAGGAGGACAATTCCACTGGTTGTTTAGTTGCGTCATGCGAGCTGATCAGCTCATTCAAGCGAGCCAAGAATGTCAGGCCGCAGCGCAGCAAGCTTTCACGTTGAATGACCTGACCATGCGTCATTGATCTACGCCTGCCTGATACAATTCACCGACTGAGATGCCTGTGAGTTTGGAAATGCGCCTTGCGTCGGGTGCCCGCGGAAGGCGCTTTCCATTCTCCCAGCGCCAGATAGTATGAGGAGCGACCTGCAACTGCTTAGCCAGGTCTTCCTGCGTCAGGTTCTGAGCAGCTCGGAATTTCGCTAATGGGTGAACGTTATCGGCCATAAGCCAACAACTAAACCAAAGCGGTAGGACGTTCAACCCTATTAAGTTACCTTTTTGGTCATGTCTGCTATGCCAAATCGGTAGTACGGTTCCGGAATGCCTGCCCGAATTGGTCCCAGAAAGCCCATCCGCCTGTTCCTCGCCGAGTGGCGAGAGAGCAAAGGTCTCACACAGCAACAGCTCGCCGATCGGCTCGACACTTCGGATGTCACGATCTCGAGGTGGGAGACAGGCGCCAGGCGGCCCGATGACGGCGCCAAGAGCGCAATAGCCTGGGTGCTGGGTATTGAGGTCGTGGACCTCTATAGACACCCACAACAGCCCAGCGCCGACGCTCTCTTGCGTGGACAGCCGGCGGAAGTTGTCGATCAAGCCCTCAAAGTGATCACGGCGATCCGCCGCTAAGCCCTCAATTCAGTTGATGATTCGGAGCCCGGTCGAGATTGCTTGACTGGGCTCCTACCGTTTTGGTAAAATAATTTGCGTTGGCCTATTGACGTTTCCTACCGCTTTGGTTTAGTCTCTCTCCATCAGATCGAGCCGCCCAGCGGCAAGGAGACGGGGCAATGTCAAAGCGCATCATTCCTTCCTACTACGCTGTTTTCATCGACTACGGGCGCCGCGGCATTGAGGCGGTCGTCAATCCCGAGATGACCCGCCAGAACGTCATCGACTGCATCAAGAGCGGCGAGTTTCAGAACATCTCTTTCATCCATTGGATTTCTGACGGTTTCGTCGACGTCGTCACGGACGAATTGATCGATGAGGCTGAAGCGCTCCTCAAAGAGGAAGCTGCGGCATGAAGAACATTTCTAGTCGCAAGTTTGGGCGATTAACCGCCATTTCGATCGCCGGGAAGATCGAAAAAGGCACCGTATGGAAGTGTCGTTGCGAATGCGGTCAAGAGCGTGACGTGGTCATTTCCATGCTGATGAACGGTCATACCAAGTCGTGCGGATGTTTGCGGCGAGAGACAACCAGAATTCTGCGAACTACGCACGGTCAGTCAATGTCGACCAAAACCATCTATCGAACTTGGCAGATGATGAAAGATCGATGCAGCAACCCGAAAAGCAAATCTTATAAAAACTATGGCGGTCGCGGGATATTCGTTTGTGAACGATGGCTCAATTCGTTTGAGAGCTTTGCAGAAGACATGGGGGAGCGTCCAATCGGGCTCACCATTGAGCGCATAGACAACGATGGCCCTTACTCACCCGAGAACTGCAGATGGGCCACCCGCTCAGAGCAGAACAGAAACAAAAGGCCGCGTAGGAGGATTGCAGCATGATCCGCGAGCTTCCCTCCGCCCTTCTCGACATTGCCACGCTGAGTTTCTTCGGCTGGTCGATCTACCTCGTTGCTCATTTCGTCATGGGGTTGGCATGAGCCAGACATCGCAAGACATCGCCACGCAGGCCCTCCTCCGCTGGAACGAACTCCGCGCCCTTGGCGTGGACTGCCGGAAGCGCCTTGAAGATCCCGAGCTGAAGAAGCTGGAGCAGGATCTTCGCGTCATCCGCCAGTGCATGGAAAGGAAGTAGTCGTGACCGAAGCCAATCATTCACCGCTTCCGTGGACTACGGGGGAATCAGACAACGGCCGCGCCGATTACATCTTTGCTCATGGGCAGGCTATTGCCGATTGTGAGTTTGTAGGGAGCGGCATGATCAACGAGGCCAACGCCGCGCTGATCGTCCGCTCCGTCAACCTCCTCCCCGAGCTGATCCAGGCGCTGGAGCTTGCTCGCAATGCGATTTGGAGCGGTGGCGAGACAGCCTCGACCATTAGTGCGCTGGACGCCGTCCTTCATAAGGCGAAACAGCCATGAGCGATGCCGCCCGCATCATCCAGTATTCGGAGTGGATCAGGGCAGACGCTGACGGCTTGCTCTATCAGCTTCGCGGACCGATCGGACCGGATCAGGTTTCAGTCCTCCGCGAAGCCCAAATCAACATTAAAGCCGCATTGGCTCTTGTCGAGCACAGGCTGCAGAACAGGGAGAAGGCAGATGTCGTTACCGGCTGAGAATGTAAAAGAGATTGCAGTGGTCCAGCAATCCACGGGCGCGCTTACCCCGATGATGATGCTTGACCGCGCCGTTTCGTCTGGCGCCGGCATCGACATGATCGAGAAGTTGATGGGCCTGCAGGAACGCTGGGAAGCCAACCAGGGCCGGAAGGCTTTTGACGCTGCGATTGCTGCGGCCAAAGCTGAGATCCCGGTGATTGCGAAGAACGCGACCGGCCACAATGCGAAAAAGTATGCGAACTTTGCGGCGATCGCTGGGACTATCGACCCGATTATTTCAAAGCATGGTCTGTCCTATCGGTTCCGGACCACGCAGGGCGACCGGATCAGCGTTACCTGCATTCTGTCGCATCGCGACGGCCACAGCGAGGAAACGACGCTGTCGGGTCCGGCCGACAATAGCGGCAACAAGAACGCCATCCAGTCGATCGGATCGACCCTGACCTACCTGCAGCGCTATTCGCTGGTGCAGATGCTTGGCTTGGCCGCGGCTGAGGATGACGACGGGAAGGCCGGAGCCACGCAGGCATATGAGCCTCCGCCGGGCTCAATCAGCGCCGAGCAGGCCGCAAAGATCCGCGAGGCTCTCGCTGCAAAGGGAGCATCCGAGAACGCCTTCCTGCAGTGGGCCAAACATAAACGGATCGATGACATCCCGGCGGATCTATTTGATGCCTGCCTTGATGGCATTTCCTCTTTCCGGAAGGGCGGCAAATGACCCCCGAGATCATTACTTGCGAACAGAACTCGCCTGAGTGGCTTCGGGCGCGCATGGGAATCCCGACTGCTTCGGCCTTTGGCGACGGGCGTGCCAAGGGCGAGGGAAAAACCCGCCGAACCTACATGCTGAAGTTGGCTGGCGAGATCATCACGGGCGAGCCGATGGAAAGCTTTTCCAACGCTCACACCGAGCGCGGGCATGCGTTGGAAGAGGAAGCACGCGACCTCTACATCTTCCAGACTGGTGCCGAGCTCGAGCGTGTCGGTTTTATCCGGAACGGTCGCGCGGGCTGTTCGCCTGACTCTTTGATCGGAGAAGACGGTGGCTTGGAGATCAAAACCAAGCTTCCTCACCTGCTGATCGAAACGATTTTGGCCGACAAGTTTCCGCCTGAGCACAAGGCCCAAGTTCAGGGAACGCTGTGGGTCACAGGCCGCAAGTGGTGGGATCTGGCCGTCTACTGGCCTGGCATCCCGCTGTTTGTGAAGCGGGTCGGGCGTGACGAGGGCTATATCGGAAACTTAGCGGGCGCTGTGCATGCCTTCAACACTGAGCTTGATCAAGTCGTCAAGACGATCCGCGCATATGGCGGGTCGAGCAGCCTGCTTGAAGATCTGAAGGCGTCTGCGGCGTGAGCAATCTTCGCCAGTTCATTTGTATCAAGTGTGGGGCCGACGTGCTTCGACCCTACGCACCCAAGGACGACGATATCTGTCTGAACTGCTGGTACGGGAAGCCAAAGCAATGAGCAGAGCCCAGATAACACTTTGCAGCCGATCGGAGCGCGAGAAGGCGATCAAGTGGATCGGCCAGGCCCCGAACGGAACACGCGTGACATTCAAGGAGTCTAAGCGCTCAACGGATCAAAACTCCAAGCTCTGGGCCAGCCTGACTGATGTTGCAACGCAGGTTCTGTGGCATGGCGATCGGCTTAGCCCAGACGATTGGAAGCTGATCTTTCTCGACGGCCTGAACCGCGAGATGCGGAACGTTCCAAGCCTCGATGGATCTGGCGCCGTCAACCTTGGCCGATCGTCTTCGAACCTTTCGAAATCGGAGTTCTCCGACCTTCTGGAGCTCATCCAAATGTTCGGCGCCCAGCATGGCGTCGTTTTCCATGACCAGATGGTTCCGGAGGAAGCATGACCGCTCAACGTATAGTTCGCCCGGAAACCGCTTTCTCTGTTGCATCGACCAAGCAGCGCCGGCCGCGAGAGCGGAACGAAAGGCACCTCGACTTCATTCGCAGCCTGCGTTGCTGCATCTGCGGCGCTCCTGGCCCCGACGCGGCGCACCTGCGATCTGCGAGCCCGGTTCATGGCAAGCGGGAGACGGGACTTCAAGAAAAGCCGTCAGACAAGTTCACCGTCCCGCTCTGCAGTGTCCACCA